ATGTAATACATTATACAGTATTTAAAAACCTTGTAAAGCGTTATTTAAAAATAATTGTTAAATAAGCCAAATAAATTGATTAAAATATAAAAGCCATTTAAAAATTGTAAGCTATTGTTTTTTAAAGAATAAGCAATATTATACCATAAAATTGAGCCTAGCAACATCAAAATATAGCCCATTACAAAAAATTTACTTGCTAACAAAATACAGCCTGATATTGTCAAAATGTTAGCTAGTACGCTAAAATTTACATTTATTTTCAAAGGTTTTTTAGCATACGCGCTATAAACTAGGTTTTTCATTTTTTCTCTTTCTGTGTTTGTTGTCTCGATGTATTCATTATACAGACTTTTAGAATTCTGTGTAAACTATTTTGTAAATAAAATGTAATAAATCTTTTACAATCTATTTACAAAAAATCGCTTGACAAACCATAGCGCGCTATGGTAAAATTGGCGCACCCAAATGCACCAAAAAAGTGCATTTGCCTTTCTTAATTAAATGCTGAAATTAGTTGTTCTTCTGTAAAGTCAATGCAAGATAAATTATAACCTAATTTGCCAAATAATACAACGTATTTTAAAAATAAATCGTTATGGTCTGTATTGGCTGGCGTTGTCTCGTATTGCATAGAGTGTACTAATTCATGCAATATTGTAGAATGTAAATCTGTTATATTTTGCATCTGTAAGGTATTGATTGAAATATAATGCGACATTTTATTATTTATGAATACATTACGCCATGCGCCCAAATCTTCATGGGAATGTCTATTGATATAGATAGGCATTTTAAAATTGTATTTAGTATGCGCTTGAAATAAATCAATGCAAATATTTAGATGCAATTTTAGTTCTGATTGTTTCATTTTTATTTTACCCTAAAAAGAAGTTTATAAATTTACGCCAAAAACTTATTTTAATAATTTTAGCGCGCACCAAAGTGGTGCGTTTTTATATTGCTAGTGTTTTAATATTTTCTTTCTTATTTCAAATCTATGATTATCTAGTCTAATAACCATTATTTCAACGCATATAAGCTTGCGTAGAAGTGTATCAAGTCGTACTATTATGCAACATAATAGCATAGTTATTAAAAAGCTTATAGTTATAAAACCCCATGATAGTATCATTTTTTATTCTCTCTTTCGTATTGTTTAACGTATTTTATAACGGTTGTAATTGATAATCCTAACTGTCTAGCAAAGTATAATGCGCCCATTCTGCCGTATTCTTTACTATTATATAGTGCTTTAAATTCTTCGTATGTTAGCATTTTATTTGCCTCCTGTTGATGTAGTTATAATATCATAATGCAATATAAATGCAATAGTTTAAATGAAAATAAATAAATATAGTTGGCATAGTTCTTGCTATTAGCAAGTTCTGTTCCAAAGCAAGAACTATGCCAAAAGGTGGGGGCGGTAATGAGACTCATTCTCATTCCCATATGGGTTGGCCCACACGTAGAAAAATAATCTTATAAAAATTTATTTTGAAAACCCTTTTAACGCCTGTCAGCTACGATAGTTTACCAAGTTTATTAACCTTAAAAAAATTTATCTTGACTTATGAAGTTAAACAGAGTATAATTATAATTCACTCGGAGAAATAAAAACAAAAATGGCTAATGAACTTGCACCACATAATCCAGCGGAAGCGCTAGCAATAAGTCCCGAGGGCTTAGAAGTTGCAAATACTTACTTAGAATTACAAGATATACCTGCTACCGCACTTAGGTTAGGTATTGGAACCAATAAAGTTTCAGAGTACCTACGTCGTCGGGAGATAAAAGCCTACATAGATCACGTCTTTGCTGATATCGGCTACAACAATAGTTTCCGCCTTCGTAGCATTATGGATACTGTTATACAAAAGAAGCTCCAAGAAATGGAAGAAGCAGACATTGGTTCTAGTAAAGATATTACAGAGATTCTAGCCCTTAGTCATAAAATGTCTATGGACTTACTAGATAAACAGATTAAACTAGCAACAATTGAAGGAAAGAACCAAGTTATTAAAAATCAAACTAATGTTCAAATTAATGAAGCACCAGGTGGTACAAATTATGAATCTTTATTAAATAAACTAAGAGACAGTAAATGAAAGAATATATAGCACATTTTAATAAAGGCACATTATACTTAGAAAAAGGGAAGTATGACCGCGCTGAGTCAGAATTTAAAAAATCAATCGCACTTTACCCAACTGGAGATGCCTACCTGAATTTAGGTACTTGTTATAAGTATTTAGATAGGGATTCCGCAGCATCGGATTGTTATAGAAAAGCTATTAATACCGAAACGCTAGGCACTAATATACCTGCTTTAGCATATACTAATTTAGGGTTAATGAACTATGTATATGAGCGAGATAATGAAGCTATAGCAAATTTCAACAAGGCTGACGCTTTAGTGCCTGGAATTGGGGATGCTAACTGGAATAAAGCAACTGCTTTACTTCGTATGGCTTGTTCGGGACAATACAATTTATTTAAAGATGGATGGGCACAATACGAGTATAGATTTAAAAAATCTTCTCCAGTTACAATAAAAGGTACATTTGGAGTCTTACGCGATAAAATGTGGTTAGGTGAAAAAGGTATTAGATTACTAGTATGCGCTGAACAAGGTATTGGTGATAATATTATGTTCTCTAGATATCTTAGCGAGTTGGAGAAAATGTATAACGTTGACGTAACTTTACAAGGTTCACCCGACCTGTGTTACCTATTGTGGAAAGGCAAAAACGTTAATGTTGAATTTAATCCTTTAGACTATGATTATGTATTACCTCTAGGTAGTATTTGTAGATTTGTAGGGTTTATAGACCCTTCTCCTTATGTTGAATTTAGTGATAAATTTGATTTACACGGATTTAATATTGGTATAGTCTGGAGTGGTAGTCCTTCACATGCTAACGACCGCCATCGCTCTGTTTCAGCACAACGATTTAAACGTTTTGAACGTTATGGTAGGCTATGGTCACTAAACCCAGCTGCTAAATGTCCATCGTTTGTTAATAACTGTCCTATTAATAACTGGACTGATACCGCTAAATGGTTAAACTCTATGGATTTAGTTATTAGCGTTGATACATCTACAGTTCACTTAGCTGGAGCTATGGGTGTCCGTACTTGGATGATTCAGCCGTTTAAAGAGACTGACTTCCGTTGGGGTAGTCAGAATAATAAATCTAATGTATGGTACTCCTCAGTAGATATTTATAGAAATCCTAATGACTGGGACTTTGTATTTAATTCATTAGAAGAGGATTTAAAGGATATTGCATGATTGATAGGATTATATGTGATATTGTAACAAAAAATGCCCAGCATATTTTAGACTCGTTAAAAGCTGGAGTTAGTAGAGCTAACTATATGCGAGCATATGGGGCTTATCATAGTGTTAAGATACAAGCTATGGTTGAAGAGTACTGGAATCCTTATATGAATATAGTGTTAGAAATAAAAAGAATATTAGAATTAGAAGCACCTACTTACTATATAAAGAATAAAAAATGAAAAACTATAATTTAGGAACAATTGAACTTGAAAAAGGTAATTATAAAAAAGCAATATCTTTACTAGAAAAAGCTTCCCCTACGCCGTTTAAATGGCTAAATTTGGGGAACTGTTATCGCGCCTTGGGGGATACTCCTAAAGCTATTAGCTGTTATGAAAATGGGTTGGCTATGAATAACTCACCTGCTCATCCTTTAATCTGGAACAATCTTGGATTATGTCACGTAGCAGTTGGAGATAGTGGAGTAAGTCAATTTTTAAATGCTATTACACTTGACCCTACTTATAGTGATGCCAGGTGCAACCTGGCCTTTTCTAGGATAAGAATGAATCCTTCAAATCCTTTAATGTGGCGTGAATATGGTTATAGATTTAAATCTAATAAACCTGTACAGCTCCTAGGTCCTTTTGGTACCTTATATGGCAAGTGGTGGAGTGGTGAAAAAAATTGTAAAGTGCTATTAGCAGAAGAGCAGGGAATAGGTGACTTAATAATGTTTAGTCGCTTTAAAGAGCAGTTAGAAAAAGAATACTCTATTAAATGTGATATTTATAGCTCACAAAATATACCTGGTATTAATACTATTAAATCCTTTAATATTAGTGATTATGATTATATGATGCCTATAGGTGATATACTTGGGTGGTTATCTAAAATAGAACCTTCTGACGGATATATTACTAATACTAGAAGACTTAATTTAGAAGGTCTTAATATTGGTATAGTATGGTCGGGTAATTCCAATCATGCTAACGATAAATTCCGTAGTTGTAATGTTGAACGATTTAAAGATTTAACTGCATATGCTAAGCTATGGTCTCTAAATCCAGCAGCTAAATGCCCTGGATGGGTAAACAAATGTTATATTGATAATTGGGGCGATACACAAAAGTATATTAACTCAATGGACTTAATCATTACAGTTGATACATCTGTAGCTCATATGGCAGGAGCAATGGGTAAAATTACTTGGTTATTACAACCAATACTTAACTCTGACTTACGTTGGGGATTAGGTGAAACAAACCAATTTTATACTTCAGTTCGTTCAATGAGAGCTAATAACTGGGATGAAATGTTTAATAATTTATATATGGCGCTATCTTGCGCATTAGGGGGTCAGCAATGACATTAGAAGAAGCGATACAAGTATTAAAAGATAATGGCTTAGCACCACTAGCAGAAGGTGCATCGGTGGATAACAGTGCTTTAGTAATTGCGGAGGCAGAAAAAGTTCTTTATTATAAAGAAAACCCTATGCCTAGTCTACTATGACTTTCGAACAATTTGCTTACTGGCTACAAGGATTTGCAGAGATTAACGGTAGCGTGCCTACATACGAAGAAATGGTAGAAGATGGAATTACAAACAATTAATGGTCGTTATGGACCATGTACCTTTATACGTGGTGACGAATATCTAGGTCGTTCAGTATTTAGTTATGGTGAATATAACAAAGAAGAATGTGAACACATTGTTGCTTTAGCAAATGAACGTGGCGGATTAATATTAGATATTGGGGCAAATATTGGAAATGTGTCACAGGCTTTAGTACATGCTGGATTTGAAGTTCGTGCATTTGAACCTCAACCAGCAATTTTTAATTGCTTAACTAAAAATATTAACCCTGAGTGGTGTTATAATATAGGTTTAGGCGATTATGAGTCTGATATGTTTATGCCGGCTGTTGACTATTCTAGAAAAGGTAACTTCGGTGGTATGTCTATTGGTGGTTCATCGGGAATTACGGTTAAAGTAAAAACATTAGATAGTTTTAATTTTGAAAACGTAGGAGTAATGAAGATAGATGTTGAAGGTTTCGAAGAGAAAGTATTACGTGGAGCTATTGAAACTATTAAGCGCTGCAAGCCTATTATATATCTTGAAGCTGATAGACCAGAAAAAATTACATCTTTAAAATTATTTTTACAGTCTATAGGTTATACTAATATTAAAGAACATAATCCCCCTTTATTTAGTAAAGATAACTTCTTTAAAAATCAGAAAAATATATGGGGTAAGAATTATGTTTCATTAAATTGGGAATGTAGATATGTTGGAAATTAGTCGAGATGATATCTCGGCTGATGTAATTCAAGAGTTCACAGAAAAAGAAAGATTTATTAAACTCCCTATAGTTCCATATTTACAGCTACTTCCAGCTACAGACCCTATAACTTTAGAAGCCTCTACAGTTTGGGAACAAATCAATAGACCTCAGATAGCACTTATAAACGCTATCAATAGTCCAAAATACCGATTCGTTTCTGCAGCCTTATCTCGACGTCTAGGTAAAACCTATATTGCTAATATTATAGGACAGGTAGCAACTTTAGTACCTTATTGTAATGTACTAATCATGTCACCTAACTATAACTTATCAAGTATCTCATTTGAGCTACAACGTAAGTTCATTAAACACTTTGATTTAGAGATTGAACGAGATAACCTTAAAGACCGTATTCTAGAGCTATCAAATGGCTCTACTGTACGTATGGGTTCAATCACTCAAGTTGACAGCTGCGTTGGGCGCTCATATAACTTAATTATATTTGATGAAGCCGCACTATCTGCTAAAGGTGAGGAAGCCTTCAACGTCGCGTTGAGACCAACTTTAGATAGACCAGGTTCAAAAGCTATATTCATTTCAACCCCTCGTGGTAGAAAGAATTGGTTTACTAAGTTCTATGAAAGAGGCTTTAGCTCAGAGTACCCTCAATGGGTATCTATTCATGCTGACTATACAGAAAATACTCGTATGTTAGAGTCAGACGTTGCTGAAGCTCGTAAGTCTATGAGTAAAGCAGAATTTGAACAAGAATACATGGCTTCATTCAATGTCTACGAAGGTATGATTTTTGAAGGTTTTGATATGGATTTAGTTATTGATGAAATGCCTAATCTTAGTGAATGTGAAGTATTTGCTGGAATTGACCCAGGGTATCGTGACCCAACAGCTTTTATAGTAATCGCATACCATTATTCTAGTGATACATTTTATGTAGTAGATGATTATCAATCTGCTGAAAATACAACTAAAGAACACGCAGAAAAAATACAGGAACTAATTAAAAAATATGATATTGGTAATATTTTTATTGACTCTGCTGCTGCGCAGTTTGCTGGTGACTTAGCATATACATATGATATATCTACAACAAAAGCTAAAAAAGACCAACTACCTGGCATTGCATATCTACAAACTTTAGTAGAACAAAAGAAAATATATGTACTATCACACTGTACCCAAACAATAGATATGCTTAATATGTATCAATGGGATACTTCTGAAACATTACAAAAGGAAAGACCTGTACACAATGAATTCTCACATATGGCAGATGCTATGAGATACGCTGTTTACACATATACAAGATGACTTGCGGAATTTATAGACTTAACTTTGACTCAGAGCACTTCTACATTGGTAAAAGTATAAATATAGAAGAGCGTTGTAAACAGCACTATAGAAACTTTGTAAATAATTGTGCAGCTAAAAATATGCAAGAATGTTTCGACAATAATGGGTATCCTGAGGCAGAGATTTTAATAACTTGCCACCCAGACCATTTAGACGTACTAGAACCTTTATTTATACATACTTACTATAATAGTGCTTACTGTTTAAATAGTGATATGCCAACAGTACATCATGATATAGAGTGGACTTTAACTAGCAAAGTAGAAGAGTTATTAAAAATGTCCACTTTTAGTCATATTAATGAAATTATTGATTTAAAAAATAAATGTACAAAACTTATTATAGAACATGAAATAGCTGAACGAGCTGAACGAGATACTCATAGAAAAGAATTAGCATATATTAGAAATTTACCTGAAGTAATAGAATACTTAGAAAAAGCTGATTATTTTAATATACAAGCCCAGGAGATTAGAGAACAAGCTGCTTTTATAGAACATTTAAAAACTCAATATCTAATAGAGAAAAATAAAAGCTGGTGGTATAAGCTTTGGCACTAATTAAAATCCCGCATTTGCGGGATTTTTTACGTCTAAAATTTTTAATCTTGACTTTAGCATACCTATATGCTACACTATTTTTTTACCATGTAATAAAAAAGGATAATACAGTGGCTACATATACATACCGATTAAATATGGGTGGTGCTGAGGAGCAGTTAATAGAAGGCATTTTATTTAAAAAAGCCACTAATATTAATTACTCTAGCGACCAACTAGATTTAAATAAATGGGTTCCAGCAAAACTAGATAAATGGGTTGATGGGGTTTTACATAATACTAATAATGAAATCCCTCATTCAGAAACATTACAGTAATCAGCTAATGTTAGAGATGCAGGTGTTTTAGGTGGATTAGTTAAAGGCGTTTATGACACCAACGGTAATGTGGTTGGACTGGTGAGTGGTAGTAATACGGTAAATAAATATTTAGTTATCAATGACGGAGATGCAATTGATACTATACTGAATGCGGCTATAGCAGATTTACGTGCAACTGCAACTGCTAATCGCGGAAGAATGGCGTGTATAACAATACCAAGTGGCAATTATACAATGTCGTCAACTACAGCAACAATTACATTAGAGCCTTGGGTTAGACTTAAAACAGATGGAAATGTAAGAATTGCAAAAGCATTTCATGCCGCTCCCTTCTTTTGGGTTAGAAATGACATTGATACCTCTTTAACTGTTAATGCAGCATATGAGAATAATAATAGTAAAGTAATTGATGCATCAAATGGTACTTTGTTGATAGAGGCTTCAGGAACTGCTGGAAGTTGTGGTATCAGAATTGGTAATGGTGATGGCGTTTGGGGTACTGCATATGCCGGAAACGTAAACTATAATGTGGCTTTTGCTGAATTTTCAAATATAGTTGTTTTAAATTGCGATTCAGGACTTGAATTTACAAATAACTGTGCGTTCTGCTTAAGATTTAAAAATATAAGACTTGCATCAAATCAGAATGCTATTAAAACGTCTTCTGCTACAGTTAGCGTTAATGCTATGGAGCAATCAAGTTTTATTGAGTGCTTTCTGCACGATTCCGCTGTATCCCATTTATCATTGAATGGTGGTACAGCTAGTGTTACTTCTGAATCAGGTCATGAGTTTTCATTTTATAATTGCTCGTTTACCTACTCAAATGCAGATAATATATTAGTTAATTCTGCTTCAAAGTATAGAATTGAATTCTCAGCTAGTCGAGTTGAAGGTGGTAATTATATTGTACGTTCTACAGTATTAAGTAAAAAATCATGGTTCTTATTTTCTAATACTCATTTCATACCAACAAAACTATCAGCCTCATTAGCACCACATCTAAGAACTCTATTTAAATCTGTTGGTGGAGGTGCTGATTATATTGTTAAGTTGAGCAATGTTGTTTTTGATGCAACGCCAGCAAATTTTATTACTCCTGCAATCAATACAGCAGCTAATTATTTCTTAAGCGATACAGATGTTAATATTTCTTATAATCAAATAAGTGCTTCAGAACCACCAGGAACTGTAGCTGATAATGGGTACTATAGAACACAGCCTATTGTTAATGAAAAATGCTTTTTAAATATAAATTCTGGATTTGAAAGCGCACTGCTAACTACTGGATGGACAACTGCTGTAACTGGTGCTGGGGCTCCTACATGGTCAAGAACAACAACGGCTGGTGAGTTTTATTCAGGAACTGCTGGAGCTAAATTCACAACAACAACTGGAACAGGAAGTATAGAATCAGAGAATATACCTGTTGTTGCTGGTAGAGCTTACTTTGGCAATACACTAGTTAAAGTTTCTGCTGTTGCTGGTAACTTATACTTAAAACCTGAAATTGAATGGTTTGATTCTACTGGTACAACTTCACTTGGAATTGTTACTGCTGGGCAAAGTACAAGTGGGAATCTACAACCAAGAATTGCAGATGGGTGGGTTATCCATGTAACAGGAACAATGAGGCAAGTGGCCCCTGCTGGTGCTAGATTTGCAAAATTAAGATTTTATTTATCTGCCGCCTCTAATTTTGTTGCTCCATTTAATGGAACAGTATTTTTTGACCAAATGGGCTTAGTAGAACTATAACCACACCATCACACCAAGCCCTTCGGGGCTTTCTATCACCAAAATCTCGGACATTTTCACATATAAAATGTCTATCTAATGAGCGCAATATGCGCTCATGACAAATTCACACAGCCCCTTAACTGGGGCTTTTTCTCGCTTATAAATCTATTTGTCATTAGCTGTTTCATCTTATAAGGTATATTATAGCATAAAAATTTTTATCATTGACTTTAGAATACCTACATGATAACATAGTTAAAATTGAGAGAATAAAAAATGGCGGTAAATAATAACAAACGTATAGCCATAAAGCATGTTAGGGATAAAGCCAAATCGGCTTATATTAAGATGCCTACATGTTATATATGTGGTAGTACCGAAGACCTAGAATTGCATCATACACATGGAATGCAAAACCTGTGGGACGCATGGATTAAGAAAAATAAATATGTAGCAGATACTGATGAGCAAGTATTAGCATTAAGAGATGCTTTTATAGCTGAACATCATACTCAGATATATATAGATGTTTTTACTTTATGTGTATCACACCATCGCAAACTTCATAATGTATATGGGAAGTCCCCTCTTTTACCTACAGCTAGTAAGCAATCTGGTTGGATAGAGGCACAAAAAGAGAAACTTCAAAACCCAAATAAATTACCAGATACTAATAAGGTTAGTATATGGGCTAAGCATCTACTAAAATAGAGGCTTATCTAAAGGATAGTCATGAATAGATTAACAGAATATATTACAGGAATTTTTAGTAAAGCTAATCCAGCCCAATCTATTATTTCTACCGAAGAAGGTCAAAATATATATACTGACCAACCTTATTCAATATCACAAGCATATAAAAATTTCGAAGTAGTTCAAAATGGTGTAGGAATGGTAGTTAGTGCCTGCTGTGAATTTAATATAGATATTAGAGATATTAAATTATCGGAAGGTATATCTGGATTAAGAAAAGCTAAATTAGAGCAGCTATTAAACCATAAACCTAATCCTTACCAAGATATCCAAACCTTTCGTTCACAAATCTTTATGGATTTTGTACTAGAAGGTAATATCTTCATGTATTGGGATGGTGTATACTTATATCATTTACCAGCATCTAGTGTTATTGTAGTACCTGATGATAAAGCTTATATTAAAGAATATACATATCAAAATAGAACTACATTTAAACCTACAGAAATTATACATATACAAGACCCAGGTAATGAAAGTATTTACAGGGGCACTAGTAGATTAATGTCAGCAACTCGCTCATTATCTATTTTAAATAAGATGAGAGACTTCCAAGAGAACTTCTTTCAGAATGGCTGCGTACCTGGACTAGTATTAGAAACAGAAAATACTCTTAGCCAGCCAGCTAAACAAAGAACAATTGAACAATGGATGAAAACATATAATCCTAAGAATGGCGCGAAAAAGCCAATGATTATTGATTCAGGATTAAAATTAAAAGCAGTATCAGACGCTAAATTCACGGATTTAGACTTCGAAGAATCTACTACTTCATATGAAAGAAAAGTTTTAAAAGCTTTAGGTATTCCACCAATTTTAATGGATGGTGGTAATAATGCTAATATAGCCCCTAATTTAAGACTATTCTATTTAGAAACAGTTCTACCTATAGTACGTAGATATACATCAGCTTTAGAGTCTTTCTTTGGGTTTGACTTAGAGCCAATAACTGGTACAGTTAGCGCGTTGCAACCAGAATTAAAAGAAATAGCAGCGTTCCATTCAACTCTAGTTAATGCAGGTATTTTAACACCTAATGAAGCTAGGGTAGAATTAAGATATAAAGAATTGCCTGGGAAAGAATCAACAGATATTCGCATTCCTGCTAATATTGCAGGTAGTGCAGCTAATCCCTCTGAAGGTGGAAAACCTCCTAAAGATACCACATCACAGGAATAAATAGCGATAAGGTTTTCGAAGACCTTCCCCTAGCTTATATCTAGGGGATAGCTACCTAATTAATCCATATAAGGGATAAAAGAAATGGCAAGAAAAGATACAAATGAATCTTTTGACTTAAAGAATATTACTAAATATAGACGAGTGGGGGAGTATTTAGGTTCTAAAGTTAAGATAGAGTTTTTATGTCCTAAATGTTCTAATATCTGGTTAGTCTCGCCCTGTGTAATTTTAGTAGGAGATGGTTGTCCTAATTGTGCAAAGAATAAAAAAGATAATAATGATTCTATTGATAAAAAACTATTAGAAAGAAATATTAAGTATAAAAGAATAGGTACATATATAAATTCTTGTACCAAAATTAATTTTCTATGCTATATTTGTAATAATTTATGGTTAATAAGCCCTACAAATATTCTTAGTGGTTACGGTTGTCCCTCTTGTTCTACACATGGATTTAACCAAAATGAAAAAGCATACTTATACTTTATTCAAATTGAAGATTTCCTAAAAGTAGGGATTACTAATAGAGAACCAAGTAAGAGGTACAAAGAACTTACTAATAAAGAGGTAATAGAAATAAAAGTAATTAGTGGTTTAGGAAAAGATATAAAAAGCTTAGAGGATAAAATTCATAAAATTTTTAAGCATTATTATCCAAAAGAAAAACTAAAAAGTGGGAATACAGAATGTTTTCCTTTAAGTTTAAAAAATGAGATTTTATCTCATATTATGTAGTATAGGAGAAGTATGAAAGATAATAGTAAAAAAATTATCCAACTAGACTCGATTTTTGTAAAAGAATTACCAAGTGCATCAGACACTATAGATAGTATCTACATTGAAGGGTATGCAAATACTACTGAGATTGATAGAGCTGGTGATGTTATCACAGCTGATGCTTGGAAAAATGGTATGGAAAATTACCTAAAAAATCCAATTATCTTAGCTTATCATGACCATGACGACCCAGCGGGAGTTATGACTGACCATAAAATTGATTCAAAAGGTTTATGGATTAAAGCTAGAATATCAGCAGCATCAGAAATCTTTAATTTAGTTAAAGACGAAGTACTAAAAACATTTAGTGTTTCATTTATAATTAAAGATGCGATGTATGATGCAGTTACAGATATTTTTGTAATAAAGGAACTAGAATTACTAGAGATTTCAGTAGTCTCAATTCCTTGTAACCAAAATAGTACGTTTAGTTTATCAAAAAGTTTTGAGTCCGATGAGGAAGCAAAAGCATTTAAAAACCAGTTTGTTAAGGAAAACACTGTTAAAGAACAGATAACCCCTGAACCAGACAATATTAAGAAGGAATGGAACATGGATCCAAAAGAATTAGAACTATTGTTAGCTAAGGCTGCTGAAGATGCTGTTAAAAAAGCAGATGAAGCTCGAGCTAAAGCTGCTAAAGAAGCAGAAGATAAAGCTGCTGCAGAAGCTGCTATTGCTGCTCAAGTTGAAAAAGCTGTTGCCGCACGTATCACCGTTGGTGAAACTGGTACAGAAAAACTATTAGCAGATATTGAAAAACGTTTCGAAGCTGAGAAAGTTAAATTAGATGATTTAACGGCTGCTTTAAATGAAAAATCTGCAGAAATCATTGCGTTACAAAAATCAAAAATGTCTTTTGGTGACAAAGGTCAAGACGAAGCTGTAACTTACGAAGAAAAAGAACTAGCTGTTTTAGCAGGTAAAATGTCTAAAAAAGGCTTAGAAGGTACTAAATACGGTAAAGAAATCGTTGCTAAAGCTGGTGCTCACACTAACTCAGCAACATGGGAAACTGAAGTATCATTAAATATGTATGACGAAATTCGTCGTCAATTAATCGTTGCTCCTTTATTCCGTAGCATTAATATGCAAACTAATGTTATGAAATTCCCTTCAAACCCAGAAGCTGGTTACGCTACTTGGATGGCTAACAGTGCGTTCGGTACAACTGCTTCAACAGGTGCTGCACAAACTCATGCATTAAATGAATTAACACTTAGTGCTTACAAACTAGCTACTCTTGAATACTTAAACTTCGAAGAAGAAGAAGATTCATTAATCGCTTTAACACCAATTATCCGCGCAGCTATGATTCGTCGTGTTGCTCGTGCTACTGATAAAGCTTATTTATTAGGTGCAGGTGCAGGTGCTGACCCAGTTAAAGGTGTTTCACTATATGACGCAACTTCAGTTGTTACTCCAACAAATACTGGTGTAGCTACAATTGCAAATCTACGTGCTTTACGTAAAGATTTAGGTGTACATGGTTTAAATCCTAGTGATTTTGCTTATGTAGTATCTACAGAAGTTTATTACGATTTATTAGATGATACAGCTTTCCAATCAGCTAACCAAGTTGGTGTTAATGCTGCTACACTATTAACTGGTCAAGTTGGTTTCATTGGTAACTCTCCAGTTTTAGTATCTGGTGAATTCCCATCTAAAGCTGGTGGTTCATCTTCTGCTTCAACAAACATTGGTGCTATCGCTATTGCTACAGGTAACTTCTTGGCAGGTAATCAACGTGGTCTACGTATGGATGTTCAAGATTTAGTTGAAACACAACGTACAGCTATGGTTGCATCAATTCGTACAGGTTTGATTCAATTATCAACAACTTCTGGTCAAGGCGTATCAACGCTTCGTTGGTCTTAAGTTAAAAATTAATAGGGAACTTCGGTTCCCTATTCTTCTAAGAGGTTTCGACAAGAGAAATCTTAGAAGAATAAGGAGAAATATAATGGGTTTACCTTTAGTTACATTAGCGGAAGTTAAAGCCTACGCAGGTATTACTAGTAATAATCAAGACGTCGAAATCAATGCACTAATACCTAGAGTATCAGAATTAGTAAAAACCTATTGTCGTAGAACTTTTTTAGACTATGTTGATGATACTAAAACGGAAATCAATAATGGTTTAAATTCACCATATATTTATACAGAAGAACCAAAAATTATTTCTGTTAGTTCTGTAGAGATTTCTACAGATTTTGGTGCTACATATACTTCTTTAACAGAGTTTACAGACTATGTAATTGATTTAAATTTTGATAGAATTCAAGCTATACCAAGTACTGGATTTACAAACTATATTAATGGGTATAGGATAACATATTCAGCAGGGTATGAAACTATACCAGAAGATTTAAAATTAGCAGTTTTAGATTTGATTATATATTATTTAAAAAATGATATGGCTGTTAAAAGTAATAAAGCAGCAGGTACTAATACTGTACAAATAGAATATGTAACTGCAAATTCACTTCCTTCTCACATTGCCAGAGTTTTAAACTTCTATATTAGAGACTTTACATAATGGCTTCGAAATTACTAGATAAGACAATTAAAGATATTCTTAATGGAAACTCAGAATATTTTAGAAAACTATTAGATAGTAATATTCATGTAGTAGATTTATCTTATGGTACATTAAAGAAAAATAATCCAGATACACGTTCTGACTCAGATTTTCGTAAAGATTATATTTACTTAATAAGAAAGATTGAAGAAACATTTAGAAATAGTAGAAATATAAAAGAAGCTGTACAGGAAGTAACAGATAAAACTTTTGTAGGTGTTGTAAGGTATATACCTACTCAAAAATTATTAGTAGCTAGTAATTATAAGAATATGAGGGATAAATTAAGACCTATACTTAAAAGTCTTAATGAAGGAAACATTTTTGGTCAACAACATAGTAGTGGGGTGTCCACTACTAATTTAGGTCATTTAGTTAGCCCTTTAGCTAATAATGAATCCCCTGTTAGTTCAAAAATACTAAGAGTATTAAATTTACCAATAGTAAATAACAACCCTAGAGTTGTAACAGAGTTACGTAGATTATATAATGAATTAGAAGAAATACATATAGATAGCGCAGTATATACTAGTAGAACTAATTTATCGAAGAATAATCAACTAGGTTCACAAACTGTTTTACTAACTTTACATACCTTTTCAAAAAATAACTCATTATCTTCTTTAGAAGATTCAATAATGCGAAAAATAGAAAAAGTATTACGTTCTAGTTCGTATATTGCTGAATTTATGGACCAAAAAGGTTCTAACTCTATTAATGAAGATATTGAAGAATTAATAGTACAGACTATTAAAAATGGTAAAGCTAAACTTAAACCGCATGTTAAAAAACCTGCAGAAGTTAGTAAGAATATTGTAAAATCTAAAAATACTGTAAATATTAGTTCTTCTACTATAAAATTACGTAATCAACAAGGTCAGTTTACTTCTTTAATTAATATACAAAACTTATTAAATGCAAGAATAAACGAACAAGTTGCAAAGAATATGGGTTCTGGATTAAGAACAGATATTTTAAACTATAGAACAGGAAGATTTGCTAATTCTGTAAAAATTGATAGAGTGCAAATGCAGAGGGATAGTGTACTAGGTATTTTTTATTCATATATGAAATATCCTTACCAAACTTTTGAGCCTGGGTATAAACAAGGCTCTCCAAGGTCTAGAGACCCAAGAATACTAATATCTGGTAGTATTAGAGAATTGGCTACTAAACTAATATCTAGCAGATTAAGGACAATAAGATTATGAGTGCACGTAGCTCTATAGGTAAAGCATTAGTTGAAAAACTAAAAATGATTGATGGTTCTAATACATATAAAAGTAATGTAAATAATAATGTTTATTTACAACAAAAATTCTGGGATGAAATTAATGATTTTCCAGCAATATATGTTGTTCCAAGTTCAGAAACAAGAGAATACTTACCAGCAGATTTTAAATGGGGTTATTTAAATATATCCTTAAAAGCCTATGTTAAGTCAGAAGAACCAGTACAAGAACTGGAAAATCTATTAGAAGATATAGAAACAATAGTTGACTCAAATAGAGTGCTAGTATATGATACTAGTACTGCAGGTGCGGAAACTACAGAAATACTAATTACTTCCATTGTAACAGATGAAGGATTATTAGTCCCTTATGGAGTTGGAGAAGTTAATCTACAAGTCCGATATCAAGTTTTAAATTAGGGAACATACAATACAGATAATAATCTAGTTAGATATGTGTCTCTTTAATATAGGAGAAATACATGGCCGTTAATTTAAGTCGTAATACGAAAGTTTACTTCACTACTAACGTAGATGCAGTTACTGGAGTTGTTACAAATAGTGGCTTTACAGCCGCTAATCTTGTTGAAATTCAAGTTATGGATGGATATAAGTTTACACAAGCAACAAATCAACAAACAATTCAGTTGAGCGAAGCAGGTACAACACCTAATCGTGGTCAACGTTCTTTCAATACAGAATTAGCTCCAGTAGATTGGTCATTTACAACCTATATTCGTCCACGTGTTGCTTCAACAGTTGTAACAGCTGCTGAAAAATATCTATGGAACGCTATTGCCGGTGATAAAGCACTTAATACTGCCGCTGCAGCAACTACTATTACAGCAGTTTCTTCACTAGCACGCGCATCTACTACAGTAGGTGTAGTTACTGCTACAGGTGCGGCTGGTTTTGGTGCTCAATATGCTATCGGTTCAAACATTAATATTATTGGCGCAGTACAAAGCGAATTTAATGGACAGTTTACAGTATTGTCAACAGCTTCAACTACTGTTACTTTCTCAAATCCTTACCTAACTACATCTTCCCTAACTACTGCTACAGGTACTATCTTAGCAATGGGTGGACAATGGGCAGAAGGTAATGCTTTAAATGCAGCTGTAGGGTTTAATAACTCTAATAAACACCAATTACAAAAATTTGGTTTAGTATTTAAAGTTGACTCAGCTTATTACTTAGTAGATAACTGTGCTGTTGACCAAGCTCAAATCGACTTTGGTATTGACCAAATCGCTCAAATTGCATGGTCTGGTAAAGGTACAGCAGTACGTAACGTAACTATTGACTCTTCAGTAACTTCAGCTACAGTAGCTGTTACAACAGCTCAATTTATTACTAATAAATTATCTACAGTTACTTTAAATAGTAATATTAATGGTGATGGTTCAACAGGTGGTTCAACTGCTTACAATGTGCCAATTACTGGTGGTTCATTAACTATTGCTAATAATTTAACATACTTAACACCTCAAATCTTAGGTACAGTTAATAGTCCAGTTGGCTACTTTACAGGTACTCGTTCTATTTCTGGTTCACTAAATGCTTATCTTCGCGTTGGGGCTGGTGAAACAGCTACATTACTTTCAGATTTGTTAGCAGCATCTGCAACTGCAACCGATAATAAATATCATGCAACAATTGCTTTAGGTGGTAAAACAAACTCAGTACGTGTAGAATTTGATGTTCCAGCAGCTATGCTTCAAATCCCTTCAGTGGATGTAGCAGATGTAGTTTCAACATCAATTAACTTTACTGGTCAAGCGTATCAAACATTAGGAAGTACTAATACTACTACTGACTTTAATATTGATAATGCTAACGAGTTAACAGTTAAATACTTCTCAGTATAATAAAAAACCCACTTCGGTGGGTTTTTTATTTATTAAATTTACATTATTTAGATTAAAATTTTTAGTATTGACTTTATGTTACCCTTTTGCTATAATGGTAAAAATAGAAATAGTAATTATACTATTTTATCTAAAACTATAATAATTATAAGGATTTATTTAAATGGCTGAAGAAAATCAAATTTCTCTATCATCATTGCTTGTACCATCAAAAGCTGTAGACGTTGACTACCCAGGATTAGAAGGATTAAAAATCAGCGTAGCGTTTCTATCTAGAGAAGAATTAGTTAAATTACGTAAAAAAGCAACTAAAATTGTATATAAAAATCGCGTACAAACAGATGAACTTAATGAAGAATTATTTTTAAAACTATATGTAGAAGCAACTATTAAAGGTTGGTCAGGTTTCAAATATAAATACTTACAAGACTTACTATTAGTGGATTTATCTACTGTTAAAGATGCAGAAGCATTCCTACCTTTCAACATTGATAATGCTTTAGCATTAATGAAAGGTTCAACAGAATTTGATAGTTTCATTTCTGAAACAGTTAATGACTTAAGCGTTTTTTCCAAAGCCAGTTAAATTTAATAAGAGAGCAAATGCTCTCTTATTTTAAGAATTTACAAGCTGGCGTATCAAAAGATACTTATTTCGAAATTTGCGAATCACTAGGCACTGAGCCTATAGATTCTGAAATACCTGTAGAAATTGATGATTTCCCTTCAGATATACAAGATATATATATTGTATATACTTATCTCACTGATGTGTGGGAAGGGATGGCAGGAAGTTATATGGGTAAGTCAATGAATGGAATTGTAGATATATTTACTTTATTAGAAGTAGATAAAAGTGAGCAAAAATTATATTTAGATATAATACGAATTATTGATAATGCAAGAAGTCAAGCAATAAGTGACTCTAAACCGAAAACAAAAACCTCAACCCAATAATAATGGATTGGGGTTTTTTACTATGTAGGAGTAGTAAATGGCATCAAAAAATGTAGTAGGCGTAACCGTTGACGTTAATAGCCAAAATTTAGTTATAGCTGAACAAAGGGCTTCTAAATTAAATAAAACACTAAATCAAGTAGGAGCTCCAAGAAAAATTGGTGGTTCCTCTGCGGCTGCTAAAGCAAGTGACCAGACAGATTATGCAGTTACTAGAGGTATAACAGGTCAAACAGGTGCAGCTGGTAGAGATTTCGCAAAACAAGCCCAAGGGCTTGGTGGATTAGTACATCTATACGCTACGTTTGCCGCTAATATATTTGCTGTATCTATGGCATTTACTGCTTTTGATAGAGCATTTCAATACCAAAAAATGATTGAAGGTGCTAAAGTACTCGAAAGCACTACTGGTGTAGCACTACGTTCAATAGCTAGTAATATGACCAAAGTATCTGATGGTGCTTTAAGCATGCAGGAAAGTTTAAAGTTCACTGCTTTGGCTTCTTCGGCAGGAATTAGCTCAACTAATATTGAGAAGTTAACTAAAGTGGCTAAAGGTGCCTCTTTAGCTCTAGGTAGAGATATGGGTGATGCTATAGACCGTATTATACGAGGCGTATCTAAACTAGAGCCTGAATTAATAGATGAATTAGGTATTACTGTTAAATCTATGCAAGCATATAGAGACTATGCAAAACAACTTGGAGTATCTACAGAATCATTAACTAATTACCAAAAAACTGCTGCGTATACTCAAGCAGTAATTCTAGAGGGTACCAGAAAATTTGGAGATGTAGCTAACCAAATAGAGGCTTCACCTTTTAATAAAGTTATGGGTGAATTAAAAAATTCCGCAATTACTTTAGCTAATATATTTAATAAGGTATTAACTCCATTTTTAAGCATATTCGCTAATAATGTGGAATTAGTATATGCAGGCATATTGCTAACAATTAAGTCATTAGCCATTAGAGCTTTACCTGAAATGACAAAATTATTTTCGGTATCTCCAGATGTAATTAGGCAAAGAACTAAAGCCTTAGATGATATGAAAGCATCTATG